GCCTGTATTATTAGACTTCGATAATGGAGTACACAGGGTTAATTCTGCACATCAAGTAGATACATTACAAGTTACTAAATGGCAGGAAGTAATTGACGTTCTAAATAGTGGTGAACTAAAGAACTATGAAAGTATCGTAATTGACACAGCCGGTAAGATGTTGGACTACCTAAGTATCCACCTTATTGAAAAGAATCCAAAGTTAGGTAAAGCAAATGGAGCCTTATCATTGCAAGGGTACGGTGAAAGGAAGTCAGAGTTCAACCAATTCCTTAAGAGAGTTGCTTTGATGGGTAAGCACCTAATATTCATAGCACACGAAAAGGAAGAAAAGCAAGGTGATGAAACTTACAAGCGTCCAGAGGTAGGAGGTTCAAGTGGAACGGATCTTTACAAAGAACTTGATTTGATAGGATATATGGAGGCAAACGGTAAAAAAAGAACTATATCTTTTGCTCCTACTGACAAGTTCTACGCTAAGAACTCATGCGGGTTAACTGAAGTAATCGAGTTTCCAGAGATAAAGGAAGGCGAACCAAACAACTTCTTTACAAAGCATGTAATTGACACCTACAAACAAAGCCTTTCAACACGAAAAGAAAAGGTAGAGGCATACACTGAATTGATGGACATTTTTGAGGCTAAAATTGAAAGCGCAAACGATGCCGAATCATTGAATGAAGTGTTATCGTTTATCAATGATTACAAAGAACATATTTGGAGTTCAAAAATACAGGCCGGTGTATTGCTAATGGCTAAGGCTAAAAATGTAACCGGAATAACCTTTGATAAAACATCAAAGACTTTTATAGCTGAAAAAGTACCGGCAAATGTCTAAATACAAATTTTACGCTTCCTTGCTTGATGCCTTCAAATGGTATCAAGCAAGTGAAAGCGAAGATGCGGAACAGGAATTTATTGACAAGATAAATAGAGTTCCTATAACAGACGCTAAGGCATTGGAACGTATGAATAAAGGCACGGCTTATAATAATGCCATAGACAAGGCGTTAAGCGATAAAAAACTGTATTCTGATGATGTTATTGAAGTAATGGGTTTTTATTTCGATACAAAGCCTTTAAATGCCTTAATTGAACAGTTGTCAGGATGTGTTACTCAATTGTTTTGTGAAACTACATTAGGAGAATTTACAATATACGGATATTTGGACTTTTTGCTTTATGATAAAGTGATTGACTTAAAAGTTAGTTCAAGTTATGACTTAGGTAAATACAATGGTGGTATTCAGAAACATTTATATCCTTTGTGCTTAGTTGATAAAGGAAGCGAAATAAGCGCATTTGAGTACTGGATAAGCGTAAATGATACTTTGTACAAAGAGCCTTATATTTTCGACTATGAGCAAAGCAAAAACGAGCTTATAAGAGTTTGTAATGAGTTAAAGTATTTCATTGAACAAAAAAGGCATTTGATTACTGATACAAAGATATTTAGTTGATGAAGCTAATTGCCAAAAAGCGTTTGGATGGTTCTTTTATGCCTGTCTATGATAGCGACAAAGAAGCGGTTAAGAAAATAAAGGCTGGGGAAGATGTGGAAATTGATATTAAACGGCCAAGAAACTTAGCTTTTCACCGTAAAACATTCTCTTTGTTTAATCTTGTTTTCGACAATCAAGATCACTATAAAAATCTCGAAGAACTAAGGAAAGACTTAACTATTGAAGCTGGGTATTTTACAAAGCGTTACAATATGCACGGTGTTGAGATTATCGAAGCTCAAAGCATTAGTTTTGCAGCTATGAATCAGGACACTTTTGATGAGTACTACCAACGTTTATTAGATGCTATTTGCAATAACTACGGAATGTTAAAAAGTGACATTGAAGAAAATTTAATCAATTATTTTTGATATGTCCTAAAAGTTACATATCTTTGAACTGTTAAGCGTTACTACTTTAGCTTAATTCAAAATCTGACCTTTTTCATTATTCTGATCGTAGTAACTCAGGGTATTTGAAAAAGGTTTTTTAATTTAATATGGAATATACTGAATTTTTAGAGAATAAAAAACACACCATAGGTAATTTCGGATTTGATGCTACGTTTTTCCCTGAGATTGCTTTTGACTTTCAAAAATATGTAATTGAAAAGGCGGTTAAAAAAGGAAGGGTAGCTAATTTCTTAGATACCGGACTTGGTAAGACATTGGTTCAATTGTCAATAGCTCAAAATATTATTGAAGATACCAATAAAAAAGTAATAATTCTTACACCTCTGGCCGTTGCATTCCAATTTATAAAAGAAGCTGAAAAATTAGGTATTTCGGATGTGGAATATAGTAAAGACGGTAAGCATACAAAAAAGATAATAGTATGCAATTATGAAAGATTGCATTTGTTTAATGAAAACGATTTTGAAGCTGTAATACTTGATGAAAGCTCAATACTTAAAAACTTTGACGGTGCAATAAAATCAAAGATCACAAACTTTATAAAAAAGATTCCTTTTCGTTTTTTATCAACTGCCACACCTTCGCCAAATGACTTTATAGAACTTGGTACCAGCTCCGAGGCTTTAGGGTACATGGGTTACATGGATATGTTAGGAAAGTTCTTTAAAAACAATCAAAACAGCGTTGACAGCAACAATAGAAACATTGGAGAAAAGTATTATTTAAAGCCTCATGCAGAAAGTGATTTCTTTTCATGGGTAAACCAATGGTCAATACTTGCAAAAATGCCTTCTGATTTGGGATTCTCAAATGATGGTTATATTTTGCCTAAACTTAATTTAGGTAAATATTCTGTTGAATCTAATCATACTGTTGATTTGTCAGGTCAGGCACTTTTGTATGCACTTCCGGCACGTAGTTTTCATGAGATAAGACACGAAAGTAAACACACAATTAAAGAACGTTGTGAAATAGCTTCAACACTTCACAAGGGTAGAACTTCTGTTTATTGGTGTAACCTAAATGAGGAAAGTAAGCTGTTAAAAGAATTGGATAGTGAAGCTGTTGAAATACTTGGTAGTATGTCTATTGAGCGCAAAGAAGACATATTAATGAACTTTGCAGAGGGTAATATTAAAAGGATTATAACAAAGCCCAAAATGACATCTTTTGGTTTAAATTGGCAGCACTGTAATCATTCTACTTTTTTCCCTACATACAGTTATGAACAATATTATCAGGCAATACGTAGATTTTGGCGTTTTGGTCAACAGAATGAAGTTAACTTTGATTTAGTTATTTCTGATGGACAAACAAGAATACTGGATGCCATAAGTCAAAAAACAAAAAAAGCAATTCAATTGCACGAAAATTTAACAAAACATGTAAACGGTTCATTCGTTGACGTTAGAAAAGAATTCAATAAACAAATAACTAAACCTTCATTCTTATGATTAAAGATCAAAAACATACAGACAATTACAGTCTGTACTTAGGTGACTGCATGGAAGTAGTACCAACATTTGATAAAAACAGCATGGATTTGGTAGTGTATAGTCCACCTTTTGCGGGATTATACCAATACAGCTCCGATCACAGAGATTTCTCTAATTGTTCATCCCGAACTGAATTTTTAGATCAGTACGACTTTCTTATTAAAGAAATGTCAAGAGTTACAAAGCCAGGCCGAATAAATGCGGTACATTGTACAGATGTATTTGATAATACTTCAAGACTTTGGGATTTTCCACACGAGATAATAAAGCTGCACGAGAAACACGGATTTGAATACCGGAACAGAATTACGATATGGAAAGAACCGCTAAAGGTAAGAATGAGAACAATGGTTCAAAGTTTGATGCACAAGTTTATTGTAGAAGATAGCACAAAGTGTTTTACTGCAATGCCGGACTACATTTTAATATTCACTAAGAAAGGAGAAAATGAAGTACCTGTAACGCATCCACACGGATTGAAATATTATGCCGGTGAAACTCCGATACTTCCAAACATTCTAAAGGCGTGGAATAATGCGAATGGAAGCAATTACGATGCTAATCAATTGTGGGAACATCTGAACGCTAATTTTCATGATCATTTGGATCCAAAGTCAAATAAATTAAGTCACTACATTTGGCAGCGTTACGCTTCATCTGTTTGGGATGATATTAGGATTGACAATGTTTTATCCTACAAAGAAAGCAAGGAAGAAGACGATGAAAAGCATGTGCATCCGTTACAGTTAGACTGTATTGATAGAATAGTCGAACTTTACAGCAATCCTGGCGAAGTAGTTTTAACTCCGTTTATGGGTGTTGGAAGTGAAGTATATAGCCCTGTTTCAATGGGTAGAAAAGCAATTGGCATAGAGCTAAAGGATTCTTATTTTAAACAGGCTATAATGAACTTGAAAACTATCAATTCAAGATTTGCATTACCTCAATCAGAACTATTTTAAAACCAAACAAATGAACAGCAAACAAGCGCATGAAGACTTGATAAAGTCAGGGCGCAAAGAAACATTACAACGTCAAATAATGGAATACATG